CGTGAAGAAGAAGAGTGGATACGAGAATATATGATATGGGCTGGTCGTCCCGGGTTGTGGCAAGATTGGCAAACATTTCAAGCAAAGGCTAGAAAAGAAAGACTCAGAAAGATTGCAGAGGCTGAAAGACGCAAGAAAGAATTGATAGATGCTATACTAATAGGTACATTAATTTTAGTATGCGTTGGTGGTCTTGGAGGAATGTTCTGGTGGGTTATGTTTTTAAAAGGCATGTAATATGGCATTAGCAAAATCACAACAAAGTTTAAAGTCATGGACGAAACAAAAATGGCGAACCAAGTCTGGGAAAAAATCAAGCGAAACTGGAGAGCGTTACCTTCCTACTTCAGCGATACAGAGCCTTACATCTGCGGAGTATGCGGCAACATCACGAGCGAAACGCCAAGGAACAAAGCAGGGGAAACAGTTTGTAAAGCAACCAAAGTCAATTGCAAAGAAAACAGCTAAATTTAGAAAAGGAATATAAAATGGCTATCAACAAAATGAAACAGCAGCTAAAAAGACAAAGAACTATGGCTAACGTAGGTAATAAAATAAAAGCTAGTAAACTTGGGCAAAGAATAGCTAAAAACGAACGTAAAGTTATGACATTTAAAGACCCAGCAAAAAGACAAAAAGCTGCAGAAAGATTAGCAAAACAGAGGAATAAAGCTGAGACTAGATTTAATAAAAAATTAGACAAAAAAGGTATTAAACCCTTAACACCATCAACGATGCCAAGAAAACCAAGAGGTCCTGTTATGGAACCACCAAGAGGTGCAGGTATAAAACCTACTCGTAGTCCTTCTCAAGTTAAAAGACAGGCTTTAAAAAATAAACCTACTCGTAGTCCTTCTCAAGTTAAAAGACAGGTCAGAGGTAAACGTGCTTAATACGCTGATAGGACCTGTAGCAGATTTAGCTGGTACATGGTTACAAGGTAAAGTAGAAGAGAAGAAAGCACAGTCTGCTACTAAGGTAGCCAAGGCACAAGCTGAAGCTGTAGTAATGCAGAAGAAAGCTACAGGTGAGATAGACTGGGATTTGGAGATGGCTAAAGGTAGTCAGTCATCATGGAAAGATGAGTGGCTTACTATTCTATTTAGTATCCCATTAATCTTAGCATTCATACCGGGAATGGAAGAGGTAGTAAGCAATGGTTTTGCCCAGTTGGAAGCAATGCCTCAGTGGTATCAGTATAGTCTTGGCATTATTGTGGCTGCTTCTTTTGGAGTACGTAGCGCAACTAAATTCTTCGGAAAGAAATAACAATGGCTGCAAAGACGATATTAGAGTACAAGATTCTACCACGATTAATGATGCTTGTAATGACAATAATGTATATACGAGTGATTGAGTGGGGCATTTCATTAGATGACATTAGCACACAACAGAGTGCAATGATATCTGTAGTTAGTGGTGCAATGACAGGTGCATTTGCTGTTTGGTTAGGTAGTGAGAAGAAATGAAGTACGATAGAGAAACCTTTATAAAGAAGCTGATTGACGGAGAAGGTCTTGTGCTAACAGTGTACCAAGATACGCTAGGCATTGATACAATCGGCATCGGAAGAAACCTAAAAGACCGTGGCATTAGTAAAGCAGAACTTGACCATATGGATATTCCAAATATGGATGTTGTATACGAGCATGGCATTACAAAAGAAGATGCGGTCTATTTAGCAACGAATGACGTACAGATTGTCGAAGAAGAACTATGCCGAGCGCACCCTTGCGTGGATAGCTTAGACAGTGTACGTCAACTTGTAGTCATGGATATGGCATTTAATATGGGTGTGCCAAGATTAAAGAAGTTTAAAAACATGTGGGCAGCTATCCATGACAATGACTTCAAGACTGCCGCAAAAGAAATGCTTGATAGCAGATGGGCAAGACAAGTAAAAGGACGTGCCACACGTTTAGCCCACGCTATGGCAACAGGAGAAATGAAGTGACACGACAATTAAATGACAGACAAAAAAAGTTTCTTGCAGTTCTCTTTGAAGAAGCTGGTGGTGATGTCGTACAAGCAAAAAAGATTGCTGGGTATGCTCCCAACACACCTACTACAGATATTGTAAAAGGACTGAAGGATGAAATATTAGAAGCTACATCTATGTATATGGCACGTAATGCACCAAAGGCTGCTATGGCTATGACAGGTGCGCTGTATGACCCAACAGAACTAGGCATACGTGATAAGATGGCAGCAGCAAAAGAATTACTAGACCGTACAGGTTTGGTAAAGACAGAAAAGATGCAGGTAGAAGCATCAGGTGGTGTTATGCTTATGCCACCAAAAGCTACAAGCGAAGATGACTAGAAGCATAGGTAAGTGGAAACTTCCACAACCGACAGATATAAAAGAAGAGAACGAGTGGGTACAGATACCACGCATAGCAAGAACTGTACCATTCGGATATAAGTTTAATGAAGAAGACCCTGACATTCTTGACCCGATACCAACGGAATTAGATTTATTAGAAAAGGCTAGACAACACGTAAATCAATATAGCTACCGTGAAGTAGCTAACTGGTTAAGTACAAACTCTGGCAGGTATATATCTCACGTAGGATTAAGGAAACGGTTACAGAATGAGCGACAGCGTAAGAACCAAGCTACAAGCATCCGCAAGTGGGCAGAATATGCGGAAAAGGCAATCGCCAAAGCGAAAGCCCTTGAAGAAGAAAGAACAGGCGCAAAAGCCAACGGTTGAAATTAAAGACATTGATTTAGATGAGTTTCAAGAAGAGGAACACGCTAATGTCTTATTTAAACCAAACCCCGGACCACAGACAGATTTTCTAGCTGCAGGGGAACGTGAGGTACTATATGGTGGTTCAGCAGGTGGTGGTAAGTCCTACGCCATGTTAGCAGACCCACTACGTTATATGGGGCATCCAGCATTTAGTGGATTGCTGTTACGACATACAACAGAGGAACTTCGTGAACTTATATTTAAGTCACAAGAGTTGTACCCAAAAATATGGCCCGGTATAAAATGGTCAGAACGCAAGATGCAGTGGACTGCCCCTTCTGGTGCGAGACTGTGGATGTCTTATCTTGATAGAGATGATGACGTTCTTCGCTATCAGGGTCTAGCGTTTAGCTGGATAGGCTTTGACGAGTTAACACAGTGGCAGTCACCTTATGCATGGAATTACATGCGTTCTCGTCTGAGGTCCACTGCTCCTGACTTGCCTATCTATATGAGGGCTACAACTAACCCCGGTGGAAGAGGTCATCACTGGGTAAAGAAAATGTTTATTGACCCTGCACCATATGACAAAGCATTTGATGCAACAGACATTGAAACTAACGAAGTGTTGCGATATCCTGCTGGACACTCAAAGGCAGGAAAGTCTTTGTTCAAAAGGAGATTTATCCCAGCGAGACTTACTGACAATCCTTACCTATCCGAATCAGGTGACTACGAAGCAATGCTTTTGTCACTACCAGAGCAGCAAAGACGACAACTCTTGGAAGGTGATTGGGATATTAAAGAAGGTGCAGCATTTACTGAATTTAATCGTGATATCCATGTTGTTGAGCCTTTTGATATACCTAACAACTGGGTTAAGTTTAGAGCATGTGATTATGGTTATGGTTCATATAGTGGCGTGGTTTGGTTTGCTGTTAGTCCAAGTGAGCAACTAATTGTTTACAGAGAACTATATACCTCTAAGGTACTAGCAACTGACTTAGCAGATATGATACTAGACTTAGAGGCTGGGGATGGCAATATTAAGTATGGTGTTCTTGACAGTTCTCTTTGGCATAAGCGTGGTGATACTGGTCCTAGCCTTGCAGAGCAAATGATACAAAAGGGTTGCAGATGGCGACCATCAGATAGAAGCAGAGGTAGTCGTGTTGCTGGTAAAAACGAAATACACAGACGGCTACAGGTAGATGAATATACGGAAGAACCTAGACTTGTTTTCTTTAGTAGTTGTACAAACATTATCGCACAGTTACCTGCCTTGCCAATTGACAAGAAAAATCCAGAAGATATTGACACGACTGCAGAAGACCACTTGTATGATGCGATGAGATATGGTATAATGTCACGACCACGCTTTAGTATATTTGATTATGACCCACACGGAAGACCATCAACAGGTATGCCAGTAGCTGATTCAACATTTGGATATTAAGGATAATAATATGGCAGAAGATGATATTGTAATGATTGAAGACGAGGCTATCTCTTTAGAAGATGTAGAGGATAGCACAACAGAAGATGCTGACGTATCTTCCATCATTCCATTTATTCGTGAAAGATATAAACGAGCAGAAGATTATCGTGAGCAAGATGAGCAGAGATGGCTAAAGGCTTATCGTAATTATCGTGGTTTATATGGACCTGATGTACAGTTTACTGAATCAGAAAAGTCACGTGTCTTTATCAAGGTTACAAAAACAAAAACTCTTGCCGCTTACGGTCAGATTGTTGACGTACTGTTTGCTAATAATCGGTTTCCTGTATCTGTTGAGCCTACTGAGTTACCAGAAGGAGTTGTCGCAGATGTCAACTTTGACCCACAAGAACCCGAACAATTACGTGGTGATACTTCACTAAGTAGTCCATACGGTTATGAGGGCGATGGTAAAGACTTACCACCGGGTGCTACAGCTAAGACACTAGAAGAAATGCTTGGTCCTTTAACGGATAAATTAAGCGGTATAGACGGGCTTAAAGAAGGTCCGGGTATGACACCTACCTCAGTTACCTTTAGCCCTGCTATGGTGGCTGCAAAGAAGATGCAGAAGAAAATACATGACCAGCTAGAAGAATCTAGCGCAAGTAAACATTTACGTAGTACAGCATTTGAAATGGCACTATTTGGTACTGGTGTAATGAAAGGTCCTTTTGCTGTAGATAAAGAATACCCCAACTGGAATGAGGATGGTGAATATGACCCGGTTTTCAAAACAATGCCACAAGTTTCCCATGTTTCTGTTTGGAATTTCTATCCTGACCCTGATGCCAATAATATGGATGAAGCGCAGTATGTCATTGAACGACATAAGATGTCAAGGTCGCAACTTCGGAATCTCAAAAAGAGGCCGATGTTCAGAGGAAACGTAATTGATGAAGTCATCCAAATGGGTGAGAATTATGTTAAAGAATATTGGGAAGATGATTTAGCTGACTATGCACCAGAGCATGGTGTAGAAAGATTTGATGTCCTAGAATATTGGGGCATGGTAGATACAGATACATTAGAAGAAGCTGGTGTTGAGATACCAAAAGAACTAATGGAGTTAGATGAGTTACAAGCAAATGTATGGATTTGTAACGACAGATTACTTCGCATGGTACTTAACCCATTCAAACCTGCAAAGATACCATATCATGCCGCACCATATGAGTTAAACCCATACTCATTCTTTGGTGTAGGTATTGCTGAAAACATGGATGATACACAGACATTAATGAATGGCTTTATGCGTATGGCTGTTGATAATGCTGTATTGTCTGGCAATTTGATTGTAGAGGTAGATGAAACAAATCTAGTGCCGGGTCAAGACTTGTCACTATATCCGGGCAAGGTGTTCCGTAGACAAGGTGGCGCACCAGGACAAGCTATATTTGGTACAAAGTTTCCAAACGTAGCACAAGAAAACATGCAACTATTTGATAAAGCGAGGGTTTTAGCTGATGAGTCAACGGGATTCCCATCATTCGCACACGGACAAACAGG